ATTTACCTTACTACACAATGGTTGTAAATTATCATAATGATTTAATTTAAATATTTCTTCTTCACTATTTGCAGATATAGTTGGTATTATATGATCTATATCCCATCCATTATTAAATTCACCATTATATAGACCATAATTATCCCAGTTCATCCATGGTTCAAATTTAGATTCTAAATATAGTTTAAATTCTTCAAATGAACATCCAACAATATTGAAAGTTTTTGATGTCTTTTTATATCCATTTTCTTTAAATGATTTGACTATTAACGTTCTTATATTTTTACTTAATTTAAATAAATTATCACTTAATAGTCTATTACTCCTATAACTTCTTTGATATTCTTTTATTTTTTCTATATTTTCCTCATAATATACTTCCTTATATTCTTTTATTTTTTCTTTATTTTCTTTCCTGTAATTTTCATTATAGATTTTTTTACATTCTTTATTTTTCTCAGTATATTTTTTTTGGTATTCAGATATTTTTTCTTTATTATTATCAGCACGTTCTTTAACTTTTTTTATTTTATGTTCTCTATTATCATCATAATATTTTTTTATTCTGTCTTTATTTTTTTTATAATACTCTTTAAGGTACTCTTTTCTTTTTAAGTCCATTTTAATATATTTTATTTTATATATTAAAATTTTCTCCTTTCAATAATTGAAAGAAAGTAATTTTTTTACATTGTTTGAAACAAAAAAATCATAAGTACCCATTTGGTCAGTCACTTTAATTATATCAAGTTTTTCAATGTTTTTCTTAAAGATATCAATATAATCTACTAAATCAATTAATGATTTTTTAAAAACTAAATCAGGAGTCCAATAGTCTGGAAACTTATCCAAGAACTTATCAACCGATGTTTCTAGAGTTCTTTTTCTAAGCAATGTCTGTTGATTGTTATTAATAGATTTATTACTCAATAGGTCGACTATATAAGTGTTAAATTTATGTATTAGATTTTCAGTTTCAATCGTTTTTAGCAATCCTATCACCAAAGCATCTTTTTCGGTTATTTCAAATTCTTTATTCTCTTTTAATATTTTCTCTCCTTCTTTATCGGATCCCAATACATAATAAACATAATGGTCCCAGACACATCTCTTTATTATGTCTTCAGCGCATAAAATGATTCTCATTTTTAATATATAGTTTATTGGTTATAATAAAAAATATAAATAAGTTTATGAAATTTAGAATTAGGAAAACTATAAATGATGCCCAAATTGAAATTGACAACTTGAATCTTGAATTTGTCATATTGGAATATAAATCAAATTCTCAAAAGTCAAAATTTAAACATTCTTGTGGTGAGATATTTGAGACGAGGTTATCACATCTATTAGACAGGAAGAGATGTCCAAAATGTCATGGTAAATTTAGAGATAAAGAAATGTTTCAAAAAAAGTCAAACGAAGTTCACAACTATGAATATGAAATATTAGATTTTACTAATGGAAATTCACCTGTAAAAATAAAACATAAAAGATGTAGTTCAATTTATACTCAAGTTGGAAATAGACATCTTAGAGGAGATAGATGTTTTAATTGTTACGGAAATAAAAAACTAACTAGAGAGTGTATAATCGAAAGGTCAACTTCTATTTGGAAAGGTGAATATGAAATATTATCAGACAATGTTAAATACAATGAGAAGTCGAAAATAAGACATAAAGTTTGTGGATATGAATTTTATCAAATAATTTCATCACATTTGTTAGGAATTGGATGTTCAAAATGTGCAGGTAATTCTAAACACACTATAAACTCAGTTCAAGAAAAGTCAGATATAATTCATAATTTCGAATATAAGATATTAACCAATCCTGAAGGCTCAAAATCTAAAATAAAAATATTACATTTATTATGTGGTAAAGAATTTGAACAGGTTTTATCAGACCATTTATCTGGATGTGGATGTATTATTTGTAACATAAGTAAAGGTGAGAAAAATATTGAAAATATATTAACTGGTTTAAATATTAACTTCACTAAACAAAAAACATTTGAAGATTGTAAATTTAAAAATAAATTAAAGTTTGATTTCTATATACCAGAAAAAAATATATGTATAGAATTTGATGGAGAACAGCACTTCAAGCCTATAAGATATTTTGGTGGTAATAAATCGTTTGAATTACAAAAAATAAAAGATCAAATAAAAAATGAATATTGCAATAAGAATAAAATAAAACTTATAAGGTTCAGATTTGATGAAGATCCTATTAAAATAGAGTTTGAAATAAATAAATTGATAATTTTATAAAAATTTTAAAAAATCATTAATTTGTTTCAAAAAAATATATATATGTTATCTTTTATAGAATAAAAAATCAAATTTAACATTGAAGGATCTAATTCAAAATGAAATTGAAACACCTGAAGGTAGTGGAACTATCGAACAAATCTATCTAACAGAACTAGGGTATGTTATGATGAGAGTTTATTTAAAAAAGAAGAGAGCTTGGCAAAATATAAAAATAGGTGATATTAAATCAATGTTAAATGGTACTTCTTATAAAGTAGGTAAAAATTTTAGTATTAAGAGATTTTAATATATAATTAAAAATATTAACTTTAATGTATAATTATTCAGAATTTATAACAGAAAAAAGATTAGAAGCTTTACTAGAAAGTAAATTGGTTTTATCTAATGGGTTTTTAAATGTTTTAAAGTCTATACAATCACCAGTATCTAGTTATCTTATTAGTTTAGGATCAAAAGATGTAAATTTACAACAAAACTTCATTGATTTAGGAACTGACAATGATTCTGTTATGTTCACAACAGATAGAAAGGCTCAGGAGATTATTGGTGGTAAAGAGATACTTTACAAGGTTAGTCAAGGTGGTAGAACTCTAAGAAATACAGATTCTAATATAAACACATTCAATAAACTTGGATTCCAAAGACCAGAAGGTGATATATACAAGCCAACAGTTGGAACTATTGGTAAGATACTATCAGAAATAGTAGGAACAAATTCTAAAATATATTGTCATTTTGAATGTACTCAGAGTCCTAATAGTTCCGATATAGGAATGAAAACTGTCATAAATAAAGAAGCTTTATCCGATCATGATGATACTCTTAGTAAAGTATGGGGCACAGCAAGAAATCCAATAAGAATCGGAAGATTAGTTAGAGCATTATATAGATCTGGAAGTACAACTATAAGCGATTCAGAAATTGAAAAATTTGTGAATGATTATAAAGCCACAATTGATATTATTAACGATGCATTTAGTCGATTTGAAGTAGTACAAGGTTCTACAATTTCAAAATTATATAATCACGATTACTATGAGAGTGATGATGGCACATTAGGTTCATCTTGTATGGCTGATATGCCAGATTCTACATTTGATATTTATGTAGATAATCCAGAGGTTTGTAAGTTAGTTGTTTTATGGTCTAAAAATGGTAGTATTTCTGGTGGAAAATATAATTCAGATAAAATTTGTGGAAGAGCAATACTTTGGACAACAAGAAGCGGAGATATCTTAATGGATAGAATCTATACAAACAATGACTCTGATGTTGATTTATTTAAGAAATTTTCAAATAAAAATAACTGGTGGTGTAAGAGAAATCAATCATCTAGTAGTAATTTTACGGCTGAAAGAGGAAATGAATCAAAAATTACAGACTACATAGTAGATTTAAAACACTGGGAAGAGCCTTATCCATATCTTGATACTCTATGTTATCTTAATAGCGGAACAGGTGAGTTAAGTAACTCTAAGGAAGATGTAAGTGCTGATCGGTTATTAAACGATACAGGTGGTGGTTATGACTATCTTGATGATGATGATGATTAATATGTAACGATATTATATAATAAAAAAACCCACTCAAATGAGTGGGTTTTTATTTTGTTACTTAACTTCTTCAAAGTTAACATCTTGAACATCTGGTTGAGTATCTGGAGTATCTGTACTCTGTTCTGAACTAGCCTGTGAATATAAATTCGTACTAATTCTTGACCAAGATTCATTCAATTTATTCATTTCTGAATCGATTTTATCTATATCTTGTTCTTTATGAGCCGAACTCAAATCTGCAAGAATAGTATTCAATTCTGTTTTATCATCCTCAGTTAATTTTTCATCAAACTCTTTAATTTGTTTTTCAGTTTGGAAAATCATATTATCAGCTTGATTCAATTTATCAACTTTTTCTTTTTCAAGTCTATCAGACTCTGCGTTTGCCTCAGCATCTGCTTTCATACGTTCAATTTCTTCTTTAGAAAGTTGAGATCCACCTTCAATTCGGATTTTATTTTCTTTCCCTGAAGCTTGATCCTTAGCAGTTACAGATAGTATACCATTAGCATCAATATCTATTGTACATTCAATTTTAGGAATACCACGAGGTGCTGGCATTATTCCATCTAAATGGAAACGTCCTAGTGATCTATTATCTCTAGCCATAGGTCTTTCTCCTTGAATCACATGAATCTCAACAGATGATTGGTTATCAGCTGCGGTTGAGAAATTTTCAGACTTACGAGTTGGGATAGTAGTATTTGACTCAATTAGTTTAGTGAATACTCCACCCATTGTTTCAATACCTAAAGAAAGTGGTGTTACATCCAATAATAAAACATCAGTAATGTTTCCTGTAAGTACGGCTCCTTGAATGGCTGCTCCAATAGCAACAACTTCATCTGGATTAACAGACTTATTTGGTTTCTTATTGAAGTTCTTTTCAATGGCTTCTTGGATAGCTGGGATTCTTGTAGATCCACCAACTAAAATAATTTCATCAATATCTGATGCTTTAATACCAGCTTTAGTTAAAGCTGTTTTCGCACAAGCGATAGCTCTATCTACAAGAGAAGAAGTTAATTGGTCAAACTTAGAACGTGTTAATTTTTTAACAAAGTGAAGAGGTGTTGAATCCTTAGCTGTGATATAAGGTAAATTAATATCACTTTCAGATGCAGAACTTAATTCAATCTTTGCTTTCTCAGCGGCATCTTTCAATCGTTGAAGAGACATTGGATCTTTTGATAAGTCCATTGAATGTTCAGTTTTAAATTCATCAACCATCCAATTAATGATTGCGTTATCAAAATCATCACCACCTAAGTGAACATCACCATCAGTAGATTTTACTTCAAACACACCATCACCAATTTCAAGAACTGATACATCATGAGTACCACCTCCACAGTCAAATACTAGGATTTTAGATTCTTTATTTTTCTTATCAAGACCATAAGCAAGTGCTGCCGCAGTTGGTTCATTAATAATTCTTTCAACTATTAGTCCTGCAATTTCACCAGCCTCAATAGTTGCTGTTCTTTCAGCATCACCGAAATAAGCAGGAACTGTAATTACTGCACGAGTAACTTCATGTCCAAGATAATCCTCAGCAGTTTTTTTCATTTTTTGAAGAATCATTGCTGATATTTCTTGAGGTGTGTATTTACGATCATCAATATCAACACCTGGAACATTATTTCCAGTTTTAACTACCTTATAAGGTACTCTTTTGATTTCGTCAGTACATTTTGAAAAATCTTTTCCAATAAATCGTTTAATTGAATAAACTGTTTTGGTAGGATTTGTTAATGATTGTCTTTTAGCAGGATCTCCTACTTTACGATCTTTATCTGTGAAACCTACAACTGAAGGTGTTGTTCTTTTTCCTTCAGAATTTGAGATTATGATTGGCTCTCCACCTTCTACTACAGCAACTGCCGAATTTGTGGTCCCAAGATCAATTCCCACTATTACATCTCTTTTGTTCATAATTTAATTTTATTATTTTTTTATTACTATTATATCAATCTTAGTGCCAAAGTTTAATTTATGACATTTTGTTATTAACTTTAGTATTTTATGACACATTGTCATAAATTCATAAATTAACTAATATATTATTATATATTTTATTTTAAAAAAGTTTGGTATTGATTAAGGAACAATGTAAAATTTAATATATAAAAGAAAAGAAAAAATATGAGATATATTTATACATTATCAGATCCTTCTACAATGGAAATAAGATATGTTGGTCAAACCAATGAACCTAAAAGAAGATTCAATGACCATATTTCATCATCTATAAATGAAAGTTCTGATTCATATAATACCTATAAAGCAAGATGGATAAGAAAGATACTTAATAATAATTTTCTACCCATTATGAATATAATAGATAGTTGTAGTTCTTTTGAGGAATCTAATAAATTAGAGAGAATTTATGTTGAGAACTTAACAAAAGATGGATATAGGTTGACCAATTCACATGTCACCGATGTTACTGAGTTCTCAATAGAGACGAAAAAGAAAATGTCGTCTGCTAAAAAAGGTAAAACTCTTGAAGAAATTGTAGGTTTAGAAAAATCATTAGAGTTGAGAGAATATTATTCGGAAAGAATGAAATTAAATAATCCTAATAAGAGTAATGATACATTAGTTAAAGAAAAAATAAGTAACACACTTAAAGAATATTTCTCAACACCTGAAAACCACTGGGCTTATGGATTAAAAATGGATGATGATCACAATGAGAAATTGAGACAATCTAAACTAAATAATCCCAAGAATGTAGGGAATAGAAAACCTAGAACTGAGGAACAGAAAGAAAAAATAAGAAACTCTATAAGGGGTATTAAAATAAAAAGAAGTGAGATATTACAATATGATTTAGACATGAATTTAATAAATGAGTGGAAAAGTCTAAGAGAGATTGAAAGGAATGATAGTTCATTGAGTAGAAGTCAAATATCAAAATGTTGTAAAGGCGATAAGAATACTTATGCCGGATATATCTGGAAATATAAAAAGTAATATATAAAATATGATTGATTTAAATGAGTCCAAAGGCACACCAGATATTATAAAAGATATAATAAATGAAAACTCAACAACTATTAACAAGATTATAGAAAATAGTATTGACGATGTTTTTTCTTTAAATATAAACAAAAATATAAATTTAGATGAGAAGACACTATCATTAAAATGTGACTTAAATATTTATTTTCACTTTAATAAGGATTATAATGGTAATATTAAATTTGAAAAATGTATTGAAAGTAATTTTAAGAATTGTGAAATAAATATTTTTATTCCTAAAAATTTTGAAAAAATAAGAGTTTATAAATCAATAGTGCATGAACTAACACATTTATATGAATTGTATCAAATAAAAGATATTTTTGATAAAACAAGTTGGATGAAGTCGAAAAATTTAAATACTTATGATATACTATCAAATAGTAAAGGTCTAATAAGATACTTCAGAGATATATTCTATTCGTCATTATCACATGAGATTAGGAGTAATTTATCATCATTACATATTTTACTAATTGGATTAAAATCAAAAGATGAAAAATATTTAAGGAACATGTTAGAAAAGACAAGTGAATGGAGTAGATATAGATCTATATCAGAATTTAATCCAGAACAATATTTATTTGACTTACTAAACAATTATGATTTGGACTTTATATTAAATTCTTTTAACCTATTTAATAAAGTTTTAGAAATAAAATATAAACCAATACAAAATAAAGAAAATTTAATTAAATACTTTAATAACTGGAAAAGATACTTCATAGACATATCAAATAAATATGAATTTAAAATAAATAAAAAAATAAAAGAGGTTATTGAAAGTGAAGATGATGAATATGGAACCGAAATATATGAGGATAAAATATTAAAATACTCTGATTACTTAAATGATACTCAACATAATAGAGATTTAAAAATTTCTAAATTATTAAATATTAATTATAAGGATTATTTTTAATCATTCCAATTCCAATTAAAAAAGTTTATAATTATCTAACTAAAGTTACTCTTCCTCTATAAACGTGTACTTCATCGAATATATCAGTTACAAAAAACTGGTATACATAAACATCTATCTGACAATCAACATTGTTTAATGTACCATCCCAGACAGGTGGTTCAGCGGAGGTTTTATCAAATATTTTTTCACCCCATCTATCAAATATTTGCATTGTTACACTTTTATAGTTGGTTCCTTTTCCAAAAAAAATTTCATTATTCTTATTATTTGTTGGTGTAAAAGCATTTGGTATATAAAATGTAAATATAGGATTCACGATAACATATCCAAAAGTACTATCTAAACAACCAAATTGATTTTGAACTTGAAGACTGATTATATATCTACCAGGTATATCATATGAATGATAAGGATCTGATAAAAAACTATACACACCATCTCCGAAATTCCAAACATAATTAGAAGAGCCGGATGAATAATTTGTGAAATTAACAATTGGATTATATTCATCAACTTCGGTTGGGAACACACTAAAACCAGCAGTTGGTGTTGGATGAATAACTATCACCGTTGATGTGTTAGAAGTTGATACACAACCATTTACATTAGTTACTTGTAAAGTAACTTGATAGTTACCTGATGATGAATAAGTATGTGTTGGATTTTCTAAACTAGAGACCTGACCATCACCAAAATCCCAATTCCAAGAATTTATTATACCAGATGATAGATCCGTAAAATCTAAAGTCAATGGAGGACAACCGCTTCCACTATTTGGTGAGAATGATACTGATGATAATGGATTTATCAGTATTGAATTTTGAAAAATATCAACACAACCAAAATCTGACGTTGTTGTTAGAGTAATATTAAATGTATTTGTTGATGTATAATTATGTGTTGGATTAGGAACATTTGATATTGTATTATCTCCAAAATTCCAAACATAGTTAATAATTTGAGATGGTGGATTTATACTACTTAAATTAGTAAATATAACATCACTATTCACACAACCATTATTAGGCTGTGTGAAATTTGATACTGGATTTGGATATATTGTTATTGGATTAGTTATACTTGATGAGCAAGATAAAGAACCATCAGTTGATAAAACTAAAAGTGTTACGTTATATGTACCATCCGAAGAATATGTGTAGGTCGGATTTTGTATCAATGAAGTTGATCCAAATTCACCAAATGTCCATAGATATTGATTTGATATAGACCAAGATGGAACTTGTGAACTATTTAGAAATTGACTTTGTATTCCTTGACAACTATTTTGTGTTAAGAAGCTAGCAATTGGGTTTTGTCTTATATTAACAACATCCGTTAAAGTATCTCTACAATTTGTTCCTTGTATACCAACAATTAATTCTACATTATACGTTCCGTAATTTGGATAAGTATATACGGGAGATTGTTCTTGTGATGATATATTATTTCCAAATAACCAAAGATATTCCATAGAATATCCCAATTCTGGAATGGTTGTATTTATAAATGATGTTGGATTACCAAAACAATTATCAGATACAATAAAACTACTAGTTGGCATTGGATACACTTGTATTTGTTGAGAATATTGTGCATCACATCCATTATCAGTTGTTACTACTAGTGTAATAGTGTATTCCCCAGGTGTTTGATAAAAGTGTGTTGGGTTAGTTGATGTTGATGTTGTATTATCCCCAAAATTCCACAAATAAGTTCCTTGTCCATTATTAGAGATAGTTGAAGTATTTGTAAAAGTAAATAAACCCTCACATTGACCTACATATGTAAACGATGGTGTAGGTATAGTAGGTTGTAAATCCGCAGTTAAAGTTAATTCACACCCAGTTGCAGTTGTTAGAAAACAACTTAAAGTATTATAAAGTGTTGGATTTACAGATATTGTTTGAGTTGTTTCACCAGTTTCCCACAGATAAGATGTGAATCCGGGAGGGGCACTCAATATTGCCGTTGTTTGATTAACACAATACTGAACATCAATCTCATTTGCGGTACAATAGATAGCATCAATGTAAGCATATCCAAAGTGACCGCCTAGTGAGCAATCGCCAGTTTCAAATTCAAGTGTTACAGTTTGACCGACATAAGATGTTAAATCCACGGTCACAGTTGACCAATCTCTCCAAGCTATATTAACTGGATCTCCTTGGTTATCAACACCTGGGCAACTTTGAAATCCTGATAGATTAGAAGCGGCAGTTACCATATAATCAGTACAAGCAATTATACTACCATCAGGTAGTCTAACTCTAGAATTAAATCTTGGTTGCTCATCTGGAGTATGTCCTGGGTCTTCAAATACAACCGCATAAGCATATTGTACTAATGTACTTTGTGGGGTTACTGTGAAAGTAAATGTTAATCCTTCGGCCTGATTACCAACGTTATCATTACCAAGTCTTGCTGTGAAGTTACCAGAATAAACAGTTGAAAGACCACCACAAGTATGAGGATCTATTCCCGGTGACATTATGGTTTGACGACCATTTACTATTCCATTATTTGGTAATGTTATAGGACAACAATCTCCTCTTCTTCCTTGCCAACCTGTGAAGTTTCCTAACTCAAAGTCAGCATTATAACACTGAGCATATGAAGTCAATGTCGTAAAAAATGACAAAATTATTAATATAAATTTCTTAAATCTATTCATCCTTCTTAACATTTGGATTATATATTAAGAGTAAAAATTGTATTAATAAAAAAAACCATGTTATGTGCAATACCACTTTTATATTTTAATATATAAATTATGAATAAATATTATGTTTATGTATATTTAAATACATTGAATCCTGGTAAATTTGACTATGAAGACATCTCATTTGAATATGAGCCTTTTTATATTGGTAAAGGAAAAGATGATAGAATGTATCACCACTTAAATAAAGTTAAAAATTCCTCTAAGTACAAACCTAATGAGAAGTTTAATATAATTGAAAATTGTATTAAAAGTAAAAATGATCCAATCATAGTAAAACTGTTTGATAATTTAACAGAAGATCACTCTTTAATTAAGGAAAATGAGATAATTAAAAAAATTGGAAGATTTGATTTGAATAAAGGTCCACTTACAAATAGAAATGATGGCGGATTGAAGCCACAAGATAATTATCACCACAACAATGAATCTAAAATGAAAATATCTATCGGTGGTAAAAACAGAGATCCAGAAAAAAGATATGATATGATATCACCAGATGGTTTATTATATACAAATGTTAAATTAAATTCATTCTGCACTGAACACAAATTAGATTATCAAAAAATTAGAAAATCTTCAAATAAAGGTAAAATTAAAGCAATAAGAATAACATCAATTAAACAATCTAAACCAGAAACAATAAATTGTGTTGGTTGGGAAGTTATAAATAAAAAAATTATAAACAAGGTTGATATTGAAAGATATCCAAAATATAAGATAATATCTCCAGATAAAATAGAGTATTTAATATATTCAGATGAATTTATTAAGTATAAATGTGATGAATTACAATTAGACGTTAGAACATTACGTTATTACAAGAATACTGGAGTTATTTTTATAAAAAATACCACACAAGGTAGTATAAAGTCAATAAATTGCCAAGGTTGGCAATTTATTGATCTTGAGTCTCTTCATCAGGTTCCTGAAAGAACAAAGTAGGATCGATTCTCTTAAGCCACTCTCTAGCAATAAGAAGCCTTTTTGTTTTTTCTCTTATATACTCCTTTGCTAGATCGTATATATCTCTACCTTTATCTAAAGCCATAACATACCCAAAGTTTGTATCCTTTTTATTATATAAAATTGCATAATCTTTTCTGTTAGATTCCATATCTAAGAATTTCTGATATGACTTTTCTATATCCTTTACCTTGATATCGATTTGTTCTTTAACAATTTTAATTATTTTTTCAATTCTTTCTCTTGCCTCATGTTGTTCCACTGGTATCTGACCTAATACATCATCTATCTTTTCTTCTAAGATGTATCCGATTATAATATGTTCTCTATAAATGTCTTCTGTTAGCAATCCATGAAGAGACATATACCAAGGAGTTTTTAATTTAAAGAAAAAGTCCTTACCCCACTTATCCTCAGCTTGAACGATAACACCTTCTTTATCGACTTCTTTAGCTATAACTTCTATTAAAGAATCTAAATCTTTATTATCATCTTCAAATGGTGCAATTCTAATAGTACCAATCTTATCAAGATAGTTCTTAATATCAAGATGTTTACCAGTTGTGTTATCTCTCATTCTTAAAAGAATAAGATCTTCATCTAAATATCTTAGTACAATACGGTTAGCAGGAGACACATACTCAAAAATAGAAGTTATATCGTTATTTAAGCACCAGTCAACAAATGTTTTAACATCTGTTCTAGTTCTATAAATTCTATTAATACCATTAGATTGTTCATTATCAAATCCCATTTTAGATTTACCTAAAACTTTACCATTTGGTAGTTTAATAAATGATGCAATAGATCCATCCTCTTTATTATTAATAAACTTAATCTTATAGTTTTTAACGATAGAGTACATAGACTCTGGAACTTGGTTAAGATTAAAGAACTTTTCAAGCAATAAGAATCTTCTAAACAATGATCCATCTTCATTGAATATGAAAGTTAAACCTCTCATTTCATAAGCTTTAACATCTGGTCTTTTTTCTAAAGGAGTTACAAAATCTTTATATTGAGCGAGACGATAGTTGAATATAGAAATATTATACCCATCAATAGTAAATTTTGATTCATAAAAAGGAGCATCTTCTTTTGCACACATTTCCACACAATCTTCATAATTTGGAAGATAGTGAGATGATAGTTCGTTAGATTCTCTGATAAACTGGGTATAGTTATGAATTTTCATTTACATTTATTCAAATTTTTTACAAATATATGATTTTATTAGACATGTATATATAAAATTTAATAAAATTAAACCTTTTGTTTTTACTAGTATTTCAGAAAAAATATATAATATATGTCAAATATAAAGGATGATATAATTCCAGTTATTAAATGGTTATCAATTGATCTTGATGAGGTTGTAATCGATATAATGATATCGTATGAACTTTTTTTTCACACAATAGAGTGGAGAAGAAAGGATAATAGGGTTATTCTACACAGAATAGTTAATGACTTCGATTTTGCCTATGATCTAGAGGATTTTGACGTAGAAACACAGTCTCAAATTTGTAATTATTTAATTAGAAATTTTTTAGGATGACATCCTATTTTGACTTTTCTGAGCTAAGTATGCTTTTAAATCATCATAAGTAACATTACCAGGATTTGATAAAACAATATCTGGATTTGCTTCTTTTTTTACTTCTATTTTTTTACCCTCTGCTTCTTTAATTCTTTCCTCATTATCAATTTCTAGTTTTTTAAATAAAGAACCAAGATAAAAATCGATTCCTTTTTGCTTCACAACCGTGGGTTCATAATTAAATATGAATTCCTCAGTATTTAAATATATAGCAACTAAATCTTCATTTATATAATAATCTATATAGAATGTAATATCACCAATAGTGCCTTGTCTAAGTATGTTTGTATTATATTGATTATTATAGAAGTGACTAAATGTATCCTTATCATTGAATACTCTAGCACCATTTTTCTCCACAGTGGGCACAAGTCCCAAGCTTTGCTTGTAATATTTAGATTTCTTTAATTCTAAAATTATTGATGGTCGAGTTACTACGTTATACATAAAACTAAATTTTATTTTATTTATAAATTTTATTCAGTTTCGATCTCAATTTTTTCAATATCTGTGTTAAACTCATCATCAAGTTCAATTTTCAAATCCACTATGAAGTCTTCATCAATAGAGTCAATTTCTGTATTTTTGGAAATATGACCGACTAATGTAAAGTTTTCTAATTCATACTTTTTAAATTTAACAAAACAACTTTTAATATCTTTATCAGTGAAGTCTTTAGTTTTGTCTTTTGGAATTGCTAAATCTAAAGGAATTGTTATATATAAATCATATCTCGCTTCAGAATCTGTGAATATAAATTTAATACTATCATTTATTGCTGAATATTTACTAAATTCTGATGATTCTAGTTTAAGTCCTAACTCAGCTAAAGATAGTTTTGATTTCTTACTTTCTTGTTCTTTACCTCTTTTTAGAGCATCGCTCATTTTAATTAACTCATCTTCATCATCTGGTGATTCTACAGATTCAAAATATTTCTCTATCTTTGATTTTAGTTTAGATAGTCTTATCTTAATGTATTCTTCTGGTGAATCATATACATTTTCGTTTAAGAATTGGTTGAATTTAATAATTTTCATAAAGTATATATTAAATAGTTCAATTGATTTACCACCAACCTTTGTATTTAAAATGTTTTATTTTATCATAATAAATACTTTTTATAATATCTTTAACTTCTTTAATAGGATTATTACCTGAGAAGTAAAAATATAATCCAAAAAATAACGCTGCAAGGCAATATAATACCAAGTTCGCATTTAATAAGGAACCTGTTAATTTGATTAAAATCAATTGAATCACGTCGAATCCTAGTGGGTTTAGGTACATCGCGATGATTAGAAATACGGTCGCTAGGCGCGGTCTGTTTATCTTCTTCATTACATATATAACTCTCCGAGGCCATAAAAATATTATATTTTGAGTTTTAATCACCTAACACACATCACTCAACACCTGATTAAAACTTAATATACTATATATTAATAATACTATCTAACTTTTTATCACGCATTTCTTCTTTAGTTAGAATATCAACACATCTAATTCTCCAAGATATTGAAAGATTTCTCATATCTAAATATTTACAGATTGAGAACATCGCAAGTGATTTATATTTACAATCTTCTTCAAAGAATTTTTTTAAATCTTCATCTGAATTAAATTCCAATGTTTCTACACATTTATTATAAGAGAATAATTGATTATTTTCAATTTTCATTAATTGAAATGTTGGCATCTTTGGAACTAATTTCACTGATTTTTGTATATACTCAAAAAGTTCACCAAACCAAAGGCTTGGATGAACAGTAGCTACAGTTATATTTAAGTTATCGGAAGATCCTACTCTTAGACAATTATCATATAATATTTTTAATGCAGTGAAATCAATATCATCATTTACATAAACTGATACTTCTTCTTTAGAATCAAATATTTTTACATCTATCATCTTCTTTTATATTTTTCAATATTTTCGAAATTTTCGAAATTTTATCACTATTATTTATTGAAAAAATTGATGCAGCAACAGCTGCCGACGCCACCATCCAGCTAGCACCAGCACCTCTTGACTTTAGAGAAATTATATTGGACGCTTTAATTATTTTATCTAAAAGTTCTTTATCAAATTCTCTCATTCCATTTACATCCTTTCTACTTGAAGGAAATCTAACTCAACTTCAGTTGGTCTTGAGAAAATCAAAATTTCAACTTTTATCTTTTGTTTTTCAGAATCTACTGATGTTATCGTGCCTTTAAAAGTTGAGAATGCTCCTTCGGTAACCTTAATTTCCTCACCCTTTGAGAACAAACTTGTAGATGTAGTTATATTATCATTAGTATCTTGATCTTTAATCATTCTAGTAACCTCGAACTCTTTTAATGGAGTGATATCACCTGATTTACTTTTAACAAACCCAGCGGCACCATTTATACCTTTTAAAAAGTTATTAATCTCACCAACGGCTGAGGTTTCGAGAAATAAATATCCTGGATAGATAATCTTTTCTTTAGCTATTTTTTTACCATTTTTAACACTAAAAACCTTTTCAGTTGGGATTATGTGTCTTCCGATAACATCATTTAATCCGGATCTAATAATCTCTAGATTTAATTTCTCAAAAACACTACGTTCTCTGTTATTTTGAGTTCTAATTGCGTACCAATTCATCGATTCTGCCATATTATTTTATTTTTGTTTTGTAAAATTTTAATTCTTCTTGTATCAAATCTGGATAGTTATCCAATAAATATATTAGATCTTGTTCTTTATTAAGTCCTAGTTTTAGGAAAAGTAATTTGAAATCACTATCAGGTATATCAGTTTTTTCAAACTTAGGACTTTTTGACCAAAACCAATTAGGGTATGGTTTATCCAACATAAAGTAATACCACAAATCTAGTGATGTACTTTTATCCACATTCTTATTATTTAATAATTGTGATTTTGTTGTATATTTTTTAGAAAAATACCGATTAAAGATAAAAAAGAATTTCTCTTTATCTAAATCGGTTATATTTTTCCAATCTTTCTTATTTCTAAACATCGCATTTGCAACATCTATTAACTCTGCCATACTATATTTTGGTTATAAACATTATTCATACTATCTACAATTTCCGGTGGAAAGTTATATACTCTTAGATCAATAAGTTTCATATTTTCTTGAATTCTTGATACTATTGGTTGTATATTAGTCTTAGATACTTTCTTTTTCTCACAGATAATATCCGCTATGTTTTCAAACAAATCGGGATCTTGTAAAGACGGTTCGCCAAATTCTACTAGATATGAATCATATACAGATTGAGCTCCCTTGGCACCAATTCCTCTAACTTTACCAGATTTACTTGTTTGATATACTGATTGAATATTATCACTTGTATCACCAGATATAATTTTAATCATTAGTGACTCAATTGAGTCAATTTCATTTAAATTATATTTATTTATAAATCTAAACATTAGGTTTAAAAATTCTGTATTATCATTTAAATTGAAAATATCATCATTTGATTTACCTTGGATTTTATTTATAAATATTTGATAGTTTTTAGGCAAAAATATCTTCTCCTGATTATACATTTCATTACTCATGAAATTTATCCACTCATTTTCAATATCAAATTTTATCAATTGCTTAATATCATAGTCATTAGATACTATGAAATTTGATTGATTATTTTGATTATTTTTATGAACTAGAAATGCAATCCAATCATCACCTTCTATTCTTGGTGACTCTAAAATTCTAGCACCTTTTATATTTTGTTTAAATTCATCATAAACCTTATAAACAAAAGACCAATCAATATCAGTATCTTTTTTTCTAGTAGCTTTATAATTACTATTTAAATTCTTTCTCCAAGATTTTTCTTTTGAATCGGATACTAGATAAATGTTGGTGAATGGATAAAGCTTTTTGTAGCTTACAATTGTATTTTCTAAAGATTGACTAAGAGCACCATATAAAAGATTATTCTTATGTAATGTAAAAACTAATCTTGAAAGTATGTAATTGCCGTCTATTATTAAGTTTAGTAACATTGAAATTGTTATATTTTACTTTATAGTGAGCAAAATACTTTTAGTTTTCAAATAAAAACTTCATTCGTCTTTTGGCCAGAATTTATCTAAGCTATTCGATTTATCATCTAAATTTCCTAGAATTTCATCAATTTTATGCTGTCTCTTAACGGCAACTGGTATTTCTTCAGACCAATCTACTAATCCGTTCTCCTTTCTTTCATATGATACATCATCACTATAGTAATCGTATTCAAAAAAGTAATCATACTCATAGTAGTCCGACCATTCAAAATAATCACCATCTTCTAATATTTCTCTTTGTTCGTGATTCATCATCTTAGTATCTGTTGTAGTTGTATATCTCTATACAATTGATTAAATGTTTCTCTTATATCTTCTCTTTTTGTTTTAAAATATTGTTTGTTAGCATAGTGATCCCAAAATTTATTCTGAACCTCTTTATTAACTTCTAAGTATATATCTTTTACTAACTCAATACAATTTTCTTTTTTACAATATTCTATCAAATTTCCAATAAAATCAAATTCTATTTTCTCAAACCCATCATAAAATTGTGACTTAGAATAATCTTTAAGATAGTTTGTAATATTTATTACATTGAAATCTCCATTAAATCCTGGATCAGCAAAAAGTGGTGATATAAAATAAAACTCAATATCTGTTTTTTGTAAATTCTTAACTACTTTTAAAATATCCTTAGACATTCTAAGATCTAGAAATATGTATATCAAATTATCATCAACGATATCAAATATAGGAATCCAAGCAATATTTTTCTTAAAGATCCTGTTTTTGGATACTTTCCAGTCACTATTATTTGGTATAATACTATCTAAGTCCATTTTCTTTAAGTATTTTTAAGAATTGTCTTTTATCAGCCTCGCGAGTTCCAAGAGAATCTCCTCTCTTTTTTTTATCTCTATAATATGAATATTTACGATTAGGTGAATATTTATTCTCATATCTACTATCATGTCTTCTTGTCACACCAGTTTTATAGAAATGAGAATCTTCTGACCCAATTTCATCAGACCAGATAGGATTTTTAATTTTATCGTTATTTGGTGTAATATAGCGCCACCAACTACTCTCAGAGTTAAACCTTTTAAGTCTTCTCTTGACGATCACCTCTAACTTATATCTTCTCCAAGCGCGAGTTCGCATAACCCACAAATATAATAAATTATATTAAACTTTTCAACTTATAATCCCTTTGAATGGATTTTATGTAAATATCATCAACCGTAACAGTGATTTCCTCACTAGAAATATTATCTAGATCTAATTTAACTTCTAATATTTTAGAATCATCGTGTGTGAAATTTATTTCTGATTTTATAAATTTAACACCAATTAGGAATTGATTAAGAATATTACCTAGTTTATCATGTGACATATGAATAACACATTTAATATCTTTGAGGAAATTATCAAAATTTAAATGTTTAAAATGTGTTGTATCAATTAGAAAACTAATATGAATTTTATTTTCATCAATAGTATTGACATATGATAGTTCATAAGTTAATTCTTTCATATGATAATTCTCTGTAATTAATACAAACTCAAAAAGGTTTGAATAAATCGGTTCTATTGCCGCTGATACTGAACTTGGATAATGTGGTAGTGGCATTAGTTCAATATTTGATTTTTTCTAAGTTCTGAATTTTTACCAAACCAGATATCTAAATACTCATCAGATAATTCATCTTTAGTAATCTTTGTCAATTTTGGATTATTTATAATCTCTTGATACTCATCATCAACAAGTGCCGCAAGACCTTTCTTATATTTAATCTCCCAAAGTTTTAAATCTTCTTTTAAAGACCACTCATTATATTCAGTTTGTGTATAGAATAATAACTTCTTCTTTGATTTCTTATTTATAGAAACTACAATAGGTGTTTCAACTTTATAAACCATATTTCTATCAAACAAATCTGGCCAGTACTTATTAAAGAAGTTTAAGAGAAGTCCAGCAATAGAATTACCATCAACATCAGCATCAACATAAAAGAATATTTTACCATATCTTAAATCTCTTAAATCTGGTTTTTGTCCTAGTTTTAAACCTAAAGATGCCATCAAATTAACAACTTCATTATTTTGAACTAACTTTTGATTCGTTAATTCAGATACATTTGTGAATTTACCTTTAAGTGCAAACGCTCCCATAAATTGTGGCTCTCTATACTTTCTAAAAGCAGATATCGCTGAATCACCTTCAAATATACCCATTGAGCATTTCCATCTATCTTTATTTTTAGCATCAATTAGCTTTTCAACTTTAATTTTAGATAGATTCTTATTCAATTCACGAGCTAATTTACTATCATCAGCGCTTTTCTTTTGTTGAACCCAGTCAAGTATAGAGTCAACTATTTCAGATTTTAAAATTGATTTAATTAATTTCTCAGGTACTTGATATGTATATCCAAAATCTTTAACCTCTGTAATAAGTTTTTCTTTTGTTTGAGATGAAAAACTTGGATTAACAACCGTAGAGTTAATAAAAATTGAAATATGATTCTTAAACTCAGATGGTTTTACATCTACTTTATGTTTTTTCTGAAAGAATTCTCTCATCTCAGATATGATCTGATTTAAGATATAATCAACGTGAGACCCACCATCATAAGTATCAGTTGAATTAACAAATGATATTTGTTGAAATCCTTCTGAAGTTGGTGCAACTGCTATAGACCAAGATTTATCTTTATTTGTTTCATAAAAATACTTGGATTTATATAATTTAACATAGTCCTCGAAAGATTTTATATTTATTAATTCATTATTAAAATATATCTTTATATGTGGGTTACAAGCAGCTAAGTCATAAATTCTTTTTTCAATCATTTTAAAATGATCTTGATTAATTTCTTCTAATCCAAATTTTTCAAAATCAGGTTTAAAAGTAATTTCAGTATGTGAGTTTTTAGACTTTTTTATTTCCGCAACAGTTCTATCTCTCATATTATTTGAGAATGTTTGAGAGTAGTGATTTTTACCATCACAAGTTGATATAGTGAATTTTTTTGAGAATATGTTAGTTAATTTTTGACCAAGTCCATTGGTGCCTGCTACAACTCTATCTTCTGAATCATCGTAATTGCTACCAGAAAGGAGAGTCCCAAATAAAACCTCAGGTAGGTATAAATTATGGTCTTTGTGTATTACAACTTCAATACCACCATTATCCCATACAGATATAATATCATTTTTAATATTAATTTTAATAGTATTTAATTTAGAACCTTCTCTTTTCGATTCATCCACACTATTTACAACTATTTCATCTATTATTTTTAAAAAAGATGGTACGATAGTAATTTCCTTCCTAACCATTTTATTATTATCTATTATCCATTTTAAGGATGTATTTGGTTTATTAGAGCCTACATATGTACCTGGTCTCAATAATACATGACTTATTTGGTCCAATACTTTATATTTTTCTTCTATTGTTTTAACTTTTCCCATTTAGAATTTCATCTATTTTATTTTTTATATTTTCATTATATTTTATTACTTTGAAAGTTATTTTATTATTTTCACAATATTTATTTTTAATATTATCTCTCTTTTTTGTAATTTTTAATCCATCATTTCCACCAAAATATTTTATTGGTTTATAATGTTGTATTCCATTATATTCTATACATAAATTTCTTTCTGGTATATAAAAGTCAAAGACTAAGTTTGTTATATTTATACAATCATCAAATTTTTTTTGATGTATATATACTAATCCTGATTCTTTTAACAATTTTATTATTTCTCTTTCACCTTTTGATGATTTACAAATTGGACATCCTGAACCAAATATATGAATTGAAGTCATTTGTTCAAATTTGCCATGTTCTGGACATATTATCTCGATTTTACTAAATGCACTTCTATATATTACATTTGAATAATCATAGAAATTATTATGTTTTAAATTACACTTTTTAATAAATAATTCAGTATTCATTTTTTTACCTGAACAATATGGACAACCATCATATCTTAGGTGATCTTTCAATGTTTGTTTAAATATCCCATGTTCTGGACAAATTATTTCACATTTTTGTTTATTATTAATATATTTAACTAAAGAATAATCATATTTATTGTTAAATTTACTATTACATTTATCAATATAATTATTATTTCTTAATTTTATTTTTGAACATTCATTACAACCATTACCATTAAGATGATTTGAAATCTTTTGTTGAAATTCCCCATGATCTGGACATATAATAATTATATTATCAATAATACCATTCATTATAACTGATAGTGAATAGTCATATTTATTACAATGTATTATATTTGATCTTTTAATAAAATCTTCTATTTTTAATGAAAATTTATCAATAACACATTTTTTACAAGTTTGTCCATTTAGATGTGAATTTGGTTGTTGTTCAAAAATACCATGATCAGGACATATTATTTTAACCTTTATCTTACTATGTTTATATTCAACTAATGAATAGTCATAATAATTTTTATGTATTATAGTACACCTCTCTATAAAGGATTTTAATGTTAATTTATTACTATTCTAACCACATTCTCTACACCCACTTTTATTTAAGTGTCTCATCACACCTTGTTCAAATATACCATGATCTGGACATATTATTTTTATTTTATCTTTGACTGTATTAAAAATAACCAATGAATAATCGTATTTATTATTATGTATAATATTTAGCTTCTCTATAAGTTTTTCTTTAGTATATCTCATTATCTATTTATTAAAAAAAGTATCTACCTCTTTGTATTTTTGTTAATTATATTTCTGTAATTTAAGTATTATCCATATCTTTAATGACACTGATGGTTTCCTGCTATTGTTTAATTTACCAATTTAAACTAAACAAAATAAATTAGATATATAAAGATATGGAACAAAAATCTATAACAGAATTCCTTTCTCAAGAATATAAAGAGTTTGCTCTTTATTCTATTGAAGGTAGAGCTATTCCATCTGTGATAGATGGTTTTAAACCAACTCAAAGGAAAATTATTCACATTGCTAATATTGTTTGGAAAAGTGGTTCTGAAAAGAATCTTAAAGTATTCCAACTATCTGGTAAGGTAGCTTCTGATGCATTTTATCATCACGGAGATATGTCTTTATCAAATGCAATTATTAATTTAGCACAGAAATTTAAAAATAATGCTCCACTTTTAGAAGAAGATGGTCAATTCGGATCTTTAAGATCACCACAAGCTGGTGCTCCACGTTATATTGGTACTAAGTTAAGTCCTAACTTTCGACTGATGTATAAAGATTTTGAATTACTTAATTATAAAGAAGAAGAAGGTGAAATAATTGAACCTAAATTCTTTCTACCTATTATTCCAACCGTTTTAATAAATGGTGGATCTGGTATTGCCGTTGGATTTGCTTCTAATATATTAAATAGAGATGTTAAAGAGATTATAGATGTATGTGTTAAATATTTGAATGGAAAGAAAATAACTACTGTTAAACCATCTCTAATAGGATTTACAGGAACATATACACAAGATATTGAGAATTCTAAGAAATGGTATATAAGAGGTACTCTATCTAGAGCAAACACAACAACTGTTAAAATCACAGAACTACCACCTTCAATGACATATGAAAAGTATGAAGAAATACTTGATAGATTAGTAGAGAATAAAGATATTGTATCTTATGAAGATAATTGTAAAGACAATGTTGATTATACTTTAAAATTCACAAGAAATAGTTTAGAGACTATCGATGATGATAGATTATATAAACTTCTAAAACTAGAGGAATCTGAAACTGAAAATTTCAACACATTAGATGAAAATGGTAAATTAAAAATATTTGAAAGAGTTGAAGATATAATTAAATATTTTGTTGATTTTAGATTATCATACTATCAGTTGAGAAAAGACCATCAACTTGATAAAATGCAACAAGAACTTAAAGTATTAGGTAATCGTGGTAAATTTATCAAAGCCATTTTAGATGGTAAAATAGTTGTGAATAATAAAGCCAAGGATGAAATAATAACACAAATTGAATCAATTGCTATTGAAATGATAGATGGTTCATATGATTATCTTTTAAGAATGCCAATCTATTCTTTAACTAAAGAGGTGTTTGATAAATTGAAACAAGATTTCACTTCTAAGAAAGAAGAAATTGAGAAACTAAAATTGATTGATCCAAAAGATATGTATATTGAGGATTTATCTGAACTAAAAAAGAAATTTAAATAATATGGAAAAAATGAAACGATACGAGGACTTCAAGAATGAAGATAACAAAACTGATATCCTCACAAAAGAAGAACTTGAAAGAGTGAAATGGACTAAATATAAAATTATAGTACCTACTTTAGAGGACAAATTAGAATTAGAAAAAGCGTTTGAACACATTCACTATTGTAATATCGATACAGATAATATAGCTGTTAATCAATTAGCTCACGAGTATCTAACAGAAGAAATAACAGGGGATCCTAGACACATAAACAATATTATAGTTGATGAAGAACTTTACAATAAAATAAAATAAAAGGTTTTTATCTTAGATTTTATTCTTATATTTGTGTACTAAATAAAAAACTATGTTTGAAGGAACACCTCTAATTAAAAAGATTTTTTGGATCAATGTACTGGCTTTTTCACTAACGCTAATATTAGCGAGTATTAATTTCAGTGTATTTGAACGTTTTGCAATGTGGTCATACAAAGGTGATAACTTCTATCCTTGGCAACTTATTACATATCAATTTTTACATGCTGGATTTTTTCATATTATATTTAATATGTTGGCTTTATTGAGTATAGGTCCATTCGTTGAGAGGTTTCTTGGTAAGAAAAAGTTTCTACCATTTTACCTCTTATGTGGAGTAGGTTCTGCACTATTACATATGTCAATAAGTAATAATGTTACCGTTCCAATGGTTGGTGCATCTGGTGCTTTATTTGGATTACTTGTATTATTCTCAATCATTCATCCAAATGAAAAACTATATTTGTTTTTTATTCCAATTGGAATCAAAGCAAAATATATGGTTGGTGGATTGATTGCCATAGAAGTATTACTTGGTCTATTCTCAACATCGGATGGTATAGGACATTGGGCACACGTAGGTGGTGCATTAACTGGTATAACACTATATCTTTTTAATAAAAGGTATTTAAGTAATAATATATAATAGATGAAACCTCTTTTAATCTTAGATCTTGATGAAACACTAATTCATACTGAAAATGTACCAGATGAATATGCTGCTCAATATGACTATGATTTTAGGTTTAATGGACGTGGTGAATCAGCATTTTATACAAAGAAACGACCTTATCTTGAACAGTTTTTAGATTATGCTTTTGAAAATTTTGATGTTGCTATTTGGACTGCCGCAGGTGAAGATTACGCAAAAGAAATTATTAAAAATATCGGAATATTAGAATCATCACTAAACTTTTTCTATACAAAAGATAAGTGTACTATCAAACTTAGTCTCGACTATTCTGATTATTATGGTGTAAAAAATCTTAATAAATTAAAGAAGGGTGGATATGATCTGAATCGTGTTTTGATTGTTGATGATATTAGAGAAACTGCTGTTAATAACTATGGTAATCTTATATTGATTAAACCATTTACAGATAACACTGATGATACTGAGTTACTTAAACTAATCTCATACTTACAAACTATTAAAGATGAACCAAATTACAGAAGAATTGAAAAACGAGGATGGTCAAATTCGAGTAAGTAATTTATCTGACTATAAAATTCAACTTGAATGTTGGATACCTATACTTTTATCACATAATGATTCACTTAGAGTAATCGGTAGGATTAAATTAAAGACACGATATAGTATTGATAAGGATGAAAGGAGACATCATTTTGAATTACCAACCTACAATATTATCTACCCAAAGGATAGATTTTTACAAATTATTTCACAATCTTGGAAAATTAAGAAAAAATTCATATCTTTGCAAATGGATCATTCCCTATACAAGATAGGTGACTATCAAGTAAAAGGTAAAATACACGGATTAATATTTGATGATCCATCTTGGGCAAGAAACTACTTATTAGAAACTATACTAAATGAGACCAGAGACAATTAAAAATCAAATAGATAAAAATATCGTTTCTCTATTAGAGAATATGGATTACGAGGAGGTTTGTAAGTATATCAATGATATCTCAACCCGATTTAATTCCAGAATTTCTGATGTTGATGTAAGTGATCTAAAATCAATAGAGAGTTGTTCTGATGCAAGAGTAAGATATACTGCTTATTATGTATTCTTTTCTAATAAGAGGATTCAGGATATTCTTAGGATAGAGAATAAAAAACTAAATAAAAACAGAATATTGAATTTCAAAACTCTTCTCTTTAAAGAGAGGCTTTTAAGTTGCTCAAAAATAGAAAATTCTATAAATTTCAAATACAAAAAGCTAATATAATAATATGACACAGAGTATTGATTTAACAGGTAGCTTAGCATTCGTGACTCCAAATCTGAATGTATTATCAATAAATTCAGCGAATAATGAAAAATTAATGGAGATAACTAATGATGGTGATGTTTTTTTCAGACTTAATGGTGTGTGGAAAAAAATTGAATGTGAGAATGATATATCACTGATGTTTGTCGCTGTTATATCTGGATTAACTGGAGTTCAATATAAAGATAAGAATGAATTAATTTCTAAAATTATAAAAAATTATAGAGGAAATCAGATTGATAAAATTTTGAAATAATGTAAAGAATCCGTATATTTGTCTTATGACAAACAGAGATAAGAATACAATTTGGAACATTCTAAGTAAGTATGACAACACACTAACCTCTATGTGTGATTCTCTTTCTAATATTTTACAAGAAAAATCAGAAAAAAATGATTACATTAATGTTTTCAGAAACTATCGTAAGATGGATATTGAAGATACTAAAATAGTTGATATTGTTCTTGGTGACAAAATACTAATATCTGTTAACTAAATTTATTACTAAACCATTCAGTGAAATCTCTATAAGACTCTTTTAGGCTATCTAAGAGAGTTTTTTCTTTTAAGAAGTCTTTGTAGTCTTGTTTATATCCTTTTAGAGTTTCATCAGTAGGATCAGTAGTCCATTGTCTATTAAATGATAATTCTTTTGGTGTTTGGAATCCAAAATATTTTAAAACTTCTTTTTCAAGTTCAACAGCATCCTGACCATTCCAGTTATGGCCCATTGCTACTATTCCAACTTCTTTGTCTTTTAATATATTAGATTCACCTAATGAAGCATGTCTATTTTCTAACCAAGTTAATCTTTCAATAAGTTGAGTATAAACGGCATTCATTTTACCCCATCTAATAGAACCAAAAAATACTATAATATCTGATTCATATATCTTATTTGCAACCACATACATTTCATCTGATGGATTATTAACAGAAGCCCAGCATCTAACAATTTTATGTGGATTTTTCTTATCATCTTTTAAAATGGCATCTTTGATACCACAGTTATTTCCACCATGTCTTGATACATTCCCTTCACAAGGAAATATTTTTAATTTAGAGACATCAATAACTTCACAATTTTTTAATTTATTTCTTATTTCTAAAGCTAGTTCGGATGATTTTGGTAATTCTTTTTCACCAGACCAACGATTTGATGTTGTTAAAAATACTATTCTAGATCCCTCGGAATCCTTCACTTTTAAATAATTAAAAAATTTCTTGATAAATCTCTCCATATTCTATATATTTGTATTTTAATATATGAATGTATATCATGATGTTTCATGAAGTTAAATTTAAAGAAAAATAATAGATGGCATTTAAAGATTCATTACAGATGATGCTTGAAAACCTAGCAGATCAAACGATAAATGGTAGAATATCTTGGATACCTATCAGTAATACAAAAATGGAAATTGATATTGAAGATATTAAATTTGAATTTCTAGTAAATTGGAGATTGGAAATTGATACCGGATGGACTATGAGTCCAGGTTGGATAAATATGAAATCTAAAGATTTGGACTTTATTTTATATTCACATAACTTCCCTGAACAGATTACCCAGATTAAGGAATATCTATGTAAAATTCATTTTGACCAACATAAGCCATCGGATCAAAAAGTTATTGATCAGATTGACAACATATCTAAAACTTTATCTATACAAGAGTATCGAGATAAAAAAATATCAAATATTTTTGATGAAAGATAGAGATAAAGTAAAAGAAAAATTTGAAATACTTGATTGGTTTTGGTTCAAATCAAGATGTACTAATAAAGCTGGTCATAGGAATGAAAGAGCACAAAAGAACTTTGATTCATATTTAAAAATATTTTTAACAGAAATGGAATATACTGGACAAACAAAAAGTGAAATTCAAAAAAACTTCAAAAGAATTGAAGATATAATGTCTAAATCCGACGATAAAGACAGACAAATCTATTTAGCTCAAACACAAGCTAACCGTATCACAGATGAATGGAAAAGTATAAATAGAGCAATGGCCGCGAAAGAAATGGGTCATGAACATCTATTTGAAGTATTTTTCCGAAGGGCCTATGAACTTGGCTCTGTTGGAAAACAAGAATATCGTCAATATCAATTAACAAAATTAGGAATATGAAAAATCAATTTAAAGTATCTCAATTATTTGTAGATATATTTCAATACTTTAATGTATATGATCAAAGAGATCGTATGAAAAATCTATCTAGAGTAGAGTTATACCTATTATTGGATACTTGTGTAGATGCTCATGATGAAGATGATTCAACGGTTTGTCAGAACTTCTCACCATATATGAATGAGATTAAAGATATCTTAGGAATTCAAAATGGATATGAACCAACTGATTCTGATTTGAAAGAGTTAATAAAACAAACTGATCCTATTTTAAACGTTGAAAAGGTTACAGAATCAGGTGAGTATTTACCGGACGTCTTTACCAAACTAGAAGTCAGAGAATTAAAACTAAATAAAATTTTTGATAAGTAATAATTTATCCCTATATTTGTAATCTTAAATAAACTAAGAATGGATACAGAAAACATTAATGCTGAGGTAAGTGAAGTCACTGAACCACGTATTGGTAAATATAAACCAAAACGTAAATTTATAAATTTTATTACTGGGCTTAAAGGTCGAGTTCGACTTTTGAATAATGTTGCCTTTATTAAAGGTGAGGAATTATCTGGTATGTTAGAAGGTGCTATTTTCAAAATCACTATTTGTGATGAAGATACAATTGACTTTGAAGAACTAGATACTAACTTATCAACTCCAGAAATGATTCAACGATTTATCGATGATATTGATTCCCGTGATGTTACTGGTTATACCCAAAAATTTGTAGTGTCTAGTCTTAAATTTCAAGATGAAGATGCTAAACCTTGCTATCTTGAAGTAGAAAACACTAAACCAATTGATATGTTATTTTCACTATTTGACGAAGAATCTTCTAAAGAGATTTCAGAAAAAGGTATGTCTATCCTTGATGCTCTTTTCAGCTCAGAAACAGATGAAGAACTGAGTCTTTCCGAAAAAGATGTCCAAACTATTTTAGATGCGGTGGAGAACCCTCCAGTACCAAATGAACCTTTGAAAAAAGCGGCAGAGAGTTATATGGAAGAATCTTTTCGTAAAATGAATGAAGAAAAGGTTCTTGAACTTAAAGACCGTATTGAAAAGACTGAGAGAGAAATTCTGAAATTTAAAATGGATGTTAAACAGACAGAATCTAAAATCATATCCTCCTCTGATAGTTTGAAGATATTGAATAGTCGTCTTGAATCTTTACAACCAAAAGATGAACCAATTGGATATGATTTCTTTGTATCCACTGAAAATAAGAGTGATATTGAACCAGATGAAAACTTAGTTGCTGTTGTTGAAAAAATTGCTCCTGTGTTGAAACTGAATACTCCTGTAGTTATCGATATGTTAACTAAAGGATACTACACTATTAAAATTCAAAAACAAGTTCAAAGTGAAGAAGAAAATACAATTGAACGAGAAATCTACAGAAAGATTGTAAGTATTGATGTGATGGGTAAAGTTGATATGATATCACCTACTGAATTTGAGTATCGCGGTGATATGACTTGGCACCAACTAGTTGATAAGATGATCCGTATGGGGTTTGAGCAAAATCCAGAGTTTGATAAGATAAGCGGTTCTAACTCTTATGAAAGTAAAGAAGAAGAATCTTCTAATCAAGAAGACAAAACCGCAGAGTAATACAAACAACAATTAATTTAATTTTAAATAATTTAACCAACCACTAACTTATGAAAGCAAAAAGAAGTTTTAAAAAATGGGCATCTTATAAATATAAGAAAATCTTAGTAAGACTGAAAACAAGGTCTAAATCTATGTTGGAGAATAAATCCAGAAGACCAAAATTGAATGAGATTCAAAAACCACTATATGATATTTGTCACAAATTAATTTCTGAGCCTACGACTGAGTTAAGATCTAATTCAATAGATTATACATTTCATATTGAAAATGATAATTATCTAGTTATAATTAGATCAAATCAAATAACAGAACAGAGTTATTCAATAAGCTTGGTTGAATTAAATTCTGTAAATCAAACACCAGTATTTGTTGATATTCCTTTTCCATCGGAATTTGTGAAAATAATTGTTGAGAAGTTTGACAGGGAAATGCAGAAAAGAATGAAGAATCGTCAGACTCTAAAAACAACCAAAGTTGCTAATAGACTTCAATCTATTTTAAAGCAAATTGAATTGAAAGAATTTTAATGAGAGTAATTGCTATAAAAGATGCACCAATCGTAGATGTTTCTGCTTGGACAAAAAAGAGTGGTTTAACACAGGCTTATAAAGTGGGAGATATATTTGAGTTGTCTAAAGAGTATTCAGATCCTAACTATCACAGAACCTATATGGTTATATTCAACCACCATATAGGTTCTTACATGGAAGTAAACTATGAAAATTTCATAACACTTGATGAACACCGAGAGAATCAAATAAATGAATTATTATCTACATAAATATTTAATTCGAATTTTATCTTACCACAATCCCAGATTTTGTCAACTACTATAGAGTCAACATACTCCTTTTCTGTACAAGAATATTTTAACTTAGACTTCTTAAAATTCGACTTATGAACTCTCTTATTATTAACTACATATTTATAATCTGGTAAACTCTCATTAATATTATTAAATCCTAATTTATAATATAAATTACCAATGCTCCAATCTCTATCTGCATAACTAACTATTCTAATTGGATTGTAATTTTTTATAAAATATTTTAGTAGTTTAGATGCTCCTCCAACTACATTTGTTTCTATTTTGTTACAAAATCTGGATAGATTCCAACCACTATCTTCCATTCTTTTACGACCTTCAAAGTTATTAAAAGTCATTACAGAAACTAATTCTTTATTATAAATAAGACCTAGTTTTAAACTACTTTGATCAACTCCTTGTATATGATTATCTTCTAAAAAATTAGAAACCGATTTTAATTGAACTACTTCACATTTTCTAGCCCATATTCTATTATCAGTTTTTCCTAACCAATTTTTAATTTGACTCTTGACTATATTACAATTAAAAGACCAATCATCTTCCCATATGTGTATAATTCTTATATCTTTTTCCAAAAAATACTTAGTTTTATCACTATGATAGTTTTTATCTTTCAATTTTTCAGAGTGCCAGTAAAGACCATTAAATTCAAAACCTAATTTAATTTCTGGTAGATAAATATCTATCTCTAATTTGTCTCTATAACTTTTAACTACCTCTCCTTTATAAATTGACAAGATAAATCTATATAATTCATCTTCTTTTATAGAACGACTATCTCCAATAGGATTACAAACAGTACATAGTTTTAAGTTAGATCTTAATCTATTATGATAACTTGAACTATCTATATAAAAATAGTGGTCTAAATTATTATCACATTTAAATAGAGAGACTTTATTATCAACATATTTTACATAATTACTATTGTTTGTTATTTTACAATCTCTTATTAAATCAGATTGCATCGGAGAATTTGATCCATATAATTCATTGTTAGTCTTTTTTATCTTCTCCCTTATAACCGGTGATGAAAGTTGAGACTCATATCCAGTTCTTTCAATATTTGTTTGTTTTACTTTATCATAAAACTCACTAACCTGTGAAGGATGTTCAACTCCATACTTATCTCTGAAAATAGATTTTATCCTTTCACTATCCATAAACGGATTTTCATATCCAAATTTATCCAAATTGGTTTTATATACTTTTTCTTTGAAGTTTATAGATTTTGAGAAATGATCAACGCCGTATTTTGCAATTGATGTTTTTTTAACCTTCTCATTTCTGTCAGGGTGTTGTGAATAATATTCAACTCCATATTTATCTTTATTATATTCCTTTAATTTTATATGAGAACATTTGTCACAAGTATATATAGGGTATTTAACACAAGAGTTTATATTTTTATTATATGCTTGATATTTTATATATCTCTCAACAAAACAAATATCACAACAAACATTAACTTTCAAATTACTACCATTCTGTAATTGTGTTTCAGTTTCAACTTCAATTATATCTCGTAAGGAGATATTTTCATAAAATTCTTTATAATATTCAATATTTTTCCTAGTTATTTTAATTTTTACTTTTCTATCTAAAATCATTTTACTATATTTGTTTTAATATATATTAAAAAGTCAAACTCTCCCTATTATAAAATAATTTTTGGAAATTAGATTTTTATCCGTATATTTGTAAAATAAAATAAAAGACATAAGATGATTGTTAAAAACATACACGAAAAATTACTGAATTCAATTCAGACAATGCTTATCGATACGAAGGTCAATCTCCCATATTATGGTGAGTTTAACCTACATATTAGTTTCCATGAGCAAGACTCAATTGGAACTTGTGCAGTCAACGTGACTTCAAAGGGTATGAATTTCTTTTACTCTCCGAAGTTTCTTGAAGATATGTCTCAAAAAGAAGTCAACTTCATTGCACTTCATGAGGATTTTCACTTATTGTTTAATCACCCACGTAGAACTATTACTGGTCAATACGATCATAAATTATCTAATATCGCTCAAGACATGATTATCAATCACGTTATTTGGGAAGATATTTCACACTCTTTCGTTGAAATTCCTAAGAATAAAGATGGTAAGAACATGGCTTTATTCGTTCCTAAAGACTACACAGGTAAACTTATCTTCGAAGAGTTATATGAGTGGTTGAAAGAAGAAAAAGATAAGTTTCAAAAGAAACAAAAAGAAGGTAAGAGTAAAAACTCTGAGTGTAAGTCTTGTGAAGGATCTGGTAAGAAAGATGGTAAGCAAAAAGGTGAATCCGGTAAAGGTCAAAAAGACGGTAAAGGTCAAAAAGACGGTGAAGGAAAAGGCGAGGGAGGCCAAGGTGAAGGCCAAGGTGAGTCCTGTCCAGATTGTGATGGAACTGGTAATGAAGGTGGTAAAGATGCGTCTGGTAAACCATCATATGGTCCTTATGGTAAAAACCCATCTGGTAAAGATGGTGATGCTATCGATACTTGGAGTACAGATCAAATCTTCCAAGACTTAGAAAATGGTACTGGTGAGTATCTTGACAAACATATTGGTGACGATGTACCGGAAGAAATGCGTGAGGCGATGGTTCGTGACGTAATGGATCGACTTGCATCTCGTGGTCTTTCAGCGGGGAATGTTGAGTCAACTATTAACAAACTTCGTAAACAACGTAAAGATTACTTGAAAGAGATTAAGCGTTCTGTATCTAATATGATCTTTGGTCACATTAAACAAAAGACTATTGTTAAACCAAATCGTCGTCAGATTGCAGGATTGAAAGGTAATCGTAAGATTAAGAGTAAAGTAAACGTTATTCTTGACACAAGCGGTAGTATGGGTGGTCAAGGCACGTTTGAAAGAGTTCTTTCTTATGTTTATCGAAATGATATCGAAATCAACTTCATCCAAGGTGATACCGAGGTTAAGTGGGTAGAGAACTTCAAGAAAGCAAAATCTCTTGAAACTATGAAGATTCATGGTCTTGGAGGTACTGTACTTCAACCAGCCGTTGATTATGTAGTTGAACACTTTAATGATTTCAACAATGTCATGCTCACGGACGGTTATTGTGACAATCTTGATCTTTCTAAAGTTAGAGGAAAGATACTGATTATATCAGTTGGTACAAAAGTACCTATTGCAAGAACTAATAATAAGGTCAAACAAATTTGTATAGAAAATACACATTAATAAAAAATCCCAGTTAATTACTGGGATTTTTTATTTTATTTTGAAACAGTAAAATATCAATATTCTTTTTTGAAGAATTTAATCTTCTCTTTGTTACACAAAGGTTATCATAATCAGAAGTTTCAATAGGACTCTTTTCTAAATAAAAACACTCTCTTATTGATATCTTATGGTCTATTGATGGATAATCACCATCATTTGAATCAAGTAGAAAATTATCTTTTATATACTCTCCATCATAAAAATCATATCCATCCCACGTTTCCAAAAATTTTGATTTTATTGATTTATAATAGTTCCAAGATACTCTATAGAATTCTTTGTATGTTGAGTATTTATCATTTGTATAGTCAATCCAATCTCCACTTTTATTTCTCTTTTCTCTAATTTTATCTCTAACTTCAACTGATTGAAAAACATTATATACACCATACTTGTTTTTTACTATATCATCCCTCTTTTTTGAAAAGTAGGTTCCTTTACATAATACATTCTCTACACCATATCTTTCTAAACAGGTTGTTTTATTTTTTTCAGGATTTCTAAAAGTAGAAGATCCATACTTTTTCATACAGGTATCTTTTTGCTTTTGATTAACAATAGTTGATAACTTAGCACAAGATATCGAACAAAACTTTTTCTCTTTTTTCTTGTTTAAATATCCTAAATTTAAATTTTCAAATTTAACAATGTTATCACAATTTGCACAAATATCTTCACCATCAACTTTTAAAAATTCATCATAATAGGTTTTAGATGTCATGTTTTTATGAGAATGTGATATATGAATTGATAGGTGTTTCCTATCTCTAACTTCAAATGAGCAAATTTCACAAATCATCCTTTAATTTCTTTTTATCTCTCTGTTTATATTTCAATTCATTTCTTTTGCATTGAATTTTGCAGAATTTTTTATTTGATCTTCCTTGTATTTCATTTAAACAATTTCTATATTTACACTTTCTCATAATACTATATATTAAATATTTGTCCTTCCTTTTAAAAACTTGATATGATATTTCTTATACATAAATAAATGATACTCTTAATTAGATGTGATAAGGAAGTAAAGAGTTATAATAAGTGGACTACCACTTTTAACTCTGATATGTCTGATGTTAACGATGTGTTCGTTAGCAACGGAATTTCCACATTTCTACTTTATAGAAGTAAGCTTCCAAGTGAATTTAAAAAAACATCAAATCCAAAAAGAGGAATAAACTCAATATCATCATTTGATTTTACAAAAGTAGAACAAGATTGTATCATATTCTATCATGGTGATGTTCTTAAAGAAGGTGATGAAGTGGCAATTGAGAATTTATTTAATTATTGTCATAACAACAACAAACATTTAGTTATTCAGTTTAGTTTGGATAACCAACATATGATTAATCATATCTGTACTGGATCTGAGGTTTATGTTGAAAGAGAGGATTTAAGCAGGTTTCTACTTCAATTACATAGAAATATAAAAATAGATAATCTTTTGGGTTAGAATTCTATTTTTTCTACATTTTTCAAATCAACCTCATATTCACTACCATCAATTTCAACCGTAATTAAACCATCATCATCTACACTCATTGGATTAATTGCCATATCTGGATCATTATCAGGTAAGTTATTAACAATAGTTGTATAGATAAATCCTTTACTTTGAATACAATCAATTATATCTTGTATAGTAAAGTTTTTGTATTTGAATGATTCAAAAAATTTCAAGTATCTCATTTTAATATATATTAAAAATTTATTTTTTAAAATGAAGTACTTAAAGAAATTTAATGAAGAGTTAAAAGCTCAAACTTACAAAAACGCTGCTCGTAAATTAAAAAAAATCTTGAAAGAAAAACCTGCTTTAGGCAAGGCTATTGGTGCTGAAGAAAGGGCTAATAAATTAGAACTTTATTCGAAAGATGTTCAAGAA